TTAATGTGTCAACTGACGCTCTGTCTAAGTTAATAGTATGGACTTATCAGTTTAACGCACCTAACCGTGTACAGACTGAAATAGCAGCCAACAGAGGCGTAGTCTTTCGCTTAAGTTGTGGTAGTGGTAGTCCTCCCGCTATAAATAGAGATTGGTACATAGCTGGTAACGATAAGGTTGGTGCATCCGCTCGTGAAAACCCTAAGATGATTATCATAGACCCTAACGACACTACATCCGATGCTTTCGTTGGTATTTTTGATAACACTAACATTCAGACGTTTGGCCTTGGTGTTAATAACCTAAGTATCACAGGTACTGGTAGTTCTAACTTCTTCCCTCAACGCATCTTTGTGTTTGACACTATTAAGAATGCTACTAACATCCCTCGCTTCACTGGTACTAGTAATTGGGGTGATATGATTACGGCTATGGGTACTACCTACGAAACTAAGATTACAGATGACTGGATCAGACGCGAAGGGGATGTATTCTCCTATGCCGCTCCTTTCGAGATAGGTGATAACTCAACACAGACTAACTTTAATGATAGTGGTGTTTCAGTGTTCTGGCCTAATGCTACTCAGTTAAGTGACCCTGACCCAAGAGTTAGAGTTACTAACAAGGCATTCAGAGCTTACCTTAACCTTAGGGATAACTTCATTGACTCAGCTTCTTTTAGTGGCTTCTACAACTGTGGTAGCTCTAATCCAGATTGGGACTTTAACATTAGTAACCAAGCCTTTGTAGGCTTTGCGGGTGCTACCTTTCTTAACACAGGTACTTTCACAGTTGGCTCTTCTGTATCAGGTAATGCTACCTTTAATGGTTGTGGTATAGTTATGAACAATAACGCTGATTTGTTTGGATCAACCCTAAAGAACCCTAATTCCACTCACTTAATGAGGTTAGCACCATGACCTTCGCACTACCAAGCCCTAATAACGCACATGAGGACATAACAGACTTTAATCCTTTGTACGACCAAGGTATCAACAACCCATCTTTAGGTGCACGAGAAGCTGGTAACTTACCTATCACTAAGTTTGCAACTGAGATTAAGATTAACTCAGCCAATACCATATCTGGAATACAGTTCTTTTTTCAAGCATCAGCAACCTATGATGTGTCAACCGCTACTAAAGTACTTCTCTGGCACAGTCAGTTTAACGCACCTAACCGTATTCAAGTAAATGATCTTGCTAATGGTGGTGTTAGGTTCAGGCTTACGTCTGGCTCACCATCTACTCTCACTAACTATCGGGAGTGGTATCTTGGTGGTAACGACTCTCCTTTCGCTGAGTGCATTAAGGGTCAAGTACCTTTCGTCATAGACCTAAACGCTGCTGGTAGGTCTGAGGTTGGTACCTACAATAACACTACCGTAAACAAGTACGCTATACTGTTTAACTCTCAACACATAGTTGACACTGATGGTAACTGGAACTTCCAAGGTAAAGCGTATGTTCTAGGCACTGAGCTAGGTGACGCTGATATCCCTACGTTTAGTGGGACAAGTGACTTCACAGAGGCTGTTACCTTTGTACAGGGAACAGACTATACCGACAAGATTGGTAACTGGATACGTCAAACTGGTAGCGTGATCTTTATGGACATGCCCTTCCAGATCGGTGACGGGACAACAGCAACTGTCTTTAATGACGGTGGTCTTACTATAGTTAGCCCAGCTAACGATACCGCAACAGACCCAAGATATCAGTTAACAGATCAAGCCATGCAAGTTCACGTAAATATGCGTAACTTTGCTTCTGATACTGCTACACTGTCTGGAAGCTACCTCTGGGGAACTAGAGCTACCTTTAACCTTGGTCAAAACAAGCGGTCTCAAATAATTCTTGATGGTACCTTGTTTAAAGGTATGGGTGACGTAAATGTTGGTCGTTCCGTCTCATCAACTAACCCAGTGACATTTGATAATACTGGCACGGTTTCCGTAGTAGACAACAGGGCTGACCTTCTTGGCGCTTTGATTAAGAGTACAAACGGATCACATGCTTTATCCCTAAAAGGTGGAACAATGGACATTTTTAGCGTAAGGTTTGAATCATATGCTGGTAAACACGCTATCTTGATAGACACCGCTGGAACTTACGGTTTAAGTGATTGTTCCTTTGATTTTAGTGGTATTCGTGAGATAGAGCTTACCCATACAACTGGTACGGTAACAATAAACCTATCTGGCTCTACACCAACCCCTACGATAACTAACACTGGTGGTGGTACATTTGTTCTTAACTACCCAGACAGAACTATATCTTTGAATAACCTCGTTTCTGGCTCTAGGGTTTACGTGTTTGACACGACTAACAACGTAGTGTTGTTTAACGAAGTACCTGCATTTTCCTCCTTCTTTGGCTCAGTTGTTTCTGATGGTAGTGATGTAGACCTGTTGATCAGGGTACGCAACGCATCTGGCGCTATACCCTACAAAAACTTCGTTACAACGACAACTTTAACTTCAGCTGGGGTTAACCTAAACATTAGTCAAGTAGAAGACTTATAAACACATCCTAAAAGGAATTAAACATGGCTTTTGTAGCAGCAGACTGGTCAATTGCGAGTAACGGTAACATCCGTTATATTGGGGATGCTCACGCTGGCACTACTCCATCGTATGCGACTGTAATTGAATTTCACCGTGCGCTGCAAGACTTTGCAGACCAAGCATCTGCCTCTGGTAATGACTTGCTTGACATTTCAAGCCTGACACCTTCAGATCGTTCAACAGATAACATCATTACGTTGCTTAACGGCTTTAACATTGATCAGACAGGTTCTGAGCACTTGTACGATGGCTCTATTATCCAAGACAGTGGTAATGACATTTGGGATGGTATCGTTAACTTTGGTAATGCGTCTTACCTTAACCTTCAACAGAACGCTGCTGGTGTTGGTAACGACTTCTGGAATACCAATACCCCTGCTGGCTTTAACGCTGACGCTAACGCTGGTATCTCTCACCGTTTCTTGGTACAAACACGATCCTCTGGTACCGACACAGATGGTCGTCGTCTCCTTGGCACAGTACGTGAGTATGGTAAGACTTACTCTGAGTTCGCAATTAACGGTACTTCCCGTGGTAACAACGTACTTGCTCTTTCTGAAGCAAATGACCTAAACAACACCACTGCTTCTGGTACTGTAGGTACTTACAACATAACCAACATCAAAGAGGGTTACAACGCCATTGACGTTAACAATGATGGTACAGATGAGTTTTACTACTCACAGTGGGACTTAGATACTCGTAGTATCAATGACTTCTACGAGTACACAAAGTTTCTAACTCGTCGTGGCAGCGCAGGGTTTATATATGGCCTTGGTGTGGACATGTTCCGTGGTATTACTCACCAGATTGCTATCTCAACCCCAACAGGCACTTTCTTTGAGCCAGAGGGAGTAACTTGGACAGGTGGAACAGGTCAACTGTTTGCTATTGACAGCACCACTAGTGGAACAGTGATGTACATCCAGTTACTTAGTGGTGTTGCACCCAGTGCCCAAACAATAACCGGAGATAGCGGAGCTACAGGTTTCAGTGGTACAGTTACCGCTAGACCAATATCAAACGTATTCTCTGGTCTGTCTACAGGTAGTAGCTTGATCGGTAGTTACGGCTTAGGTATTGAAGCTGCTGACCTTTCAGCTACAGATAAAGTATTTGACTTAGATAACGTAGAGATCAACCCGCCTAATAACGTAGTATTCTCCGTACTGGGTTTAACTGTAGGTGAAGACAGAGTTATGGTAGGGCCTGCTCTTACTGGAGCCTTAAACAAGTCTCAGACGACAGTCGATACTCCCCTTAATGGCGCAACTGAAACACAACTAATTGTTAACCCCAATATTCCTAGTGACAGCCCTGCCTCTGGAACAATACGCATTGTAAACGACAGTGGTTTTGATAGGCTTGTTGCTTATACTAGCTTTAATGGAGCCACAGTCACTTTTGCAGGTCAAGAAGACTTCTCAGGCACAAACGAGAACGCCTCTGCTAGTTTTGGTAATGGAGTTTACATAACTTATATCGACAAGTTAGCCGCAGCGACTACAGAGACCTTTACAGTTGTTTACAGTGCAGACAGAGACTTGTTTGTACGTGTACGAGACGGTGGAACAACGCCTATTAAGACGTTTGAAACTCCAGCTACTTTAGGTGCCGCTGGTGGTTCAACCACAGTAATCCGAACAACTGACCTTTAATAAGGCATTATAAAATGACAGCAGAAGCCTACGAGAAAGCAAACCAAATCAATATCCTGTCTATAGCGGAAGCTATGCGACAAGAGAGAGAGGAACGTAGGCTTCTGGAGATTAAAGTTAATAACTTATCTAACGCACTGTCGATGATACAGCAAGACTTAATTAAAACACAGCAGTTGTCGTCTCTAGCAATGTCAAGGACGCATGGAAGTTCGACTTCAAGGGAGTAAGCAATGGCTATTAGCATAGACTGGGGAACTAAAGTTATCTCTGTCCAAAGAACTGATATGGTCTTGTTACAAACAACCCCTACAGAGATTAGACAACTTTCCATTGATGCCTTCAGGTTAATCCTAAACGACTTACAGGATGGCGCTGACGGTATAACTTTTCCTACTACACACCTACACAACGCAGCAATCAGCTTGGGTGGAGTTGTTCTATCACGGGTTATTGAGATAATTAACGGGTACACAATAACATTTCAGGATGGTCAGTACGCTGTTAACCTCTCAGGTGCTAACTCTAACATCGCAGATGTAACTAACGTGAACCAAGTGTCTGTACGCTCAGCTAACTCTGCTGGCCTACAAGACCTCTCAACACTACTTACATCAGCCTATCAGAACCATGTAGTATTCAATTCGGCTGGTCAAGCTGGTACAGTAGTTCCTATCGGTACTAGAGCTACACCAGTTAATAACTTCCCTGACGCAATGACTATAGCAGACACATTAGGTATTCGTCGCATACAGATGGCTACTTCCGGTACCTTAAATGGGGGAACCACTGCTACAGGTAAAGTGTTTGTTGGTGACAATCCCACTGTTGACATACTGACTATCGACACATCAGCAGAAGTAACTGACTGTAGCTTTGAGAACCTGTCGATTTTAGGTACGTTAGACGGTAACAACATGTTTAAGGGTTGCATAATAAGTAACATAAACTACGTCAACGGATTGCTACAAGAATGTGCAATAACTGGAACTATCAGTGTAGACGGTACTGCACAGTGCAACATAATCAACTGTTGGTCAGGTACCGCTGGTGTAGAAGACGCTCAACTGGTTACGATTGACATGGGTGGCACAGGTAACTCCTTAGCCCTACGAAACTACGCTGGTGGTCTAAGGATAACAAACTACGCTGGTGGCGGTGCCATTACCCTAGACTTCGCTTCTGGTCGTGTCATAATAGATGCAACATGCACAGGCGGTACGATAGGTGTTCGAGGTATCTGCGATGTAACTGACAATAGCCCTGCTACTTGTACTGTTTTAGATCAGACTATAGACTCTGGTTTAGTTATCATTAACGATGGCGTTAAGAAGTCATCTATCCTAGTCCCACATACTCAAAACATGAACTAATATAAAACTCACAAAGGAAATACACAATGGCTACTTTCAACAAGGTAAACGACTTCGTATTAAACGCAGTTCAAACCATGAACCTGTCAACCGACCAAGTTACCTTGGCCCTGTCCAACACTGCACCGGGAACAGAGACTTCTGATCCATCTGCTGATGGCTTCGGTATTTTGGCAAATGTAACAGAGATCACTTACACAAACTTGTCCTCACGGAATGTTACTACAACATCATCCGCTCAAACAGCTGGCACATACAAGCTGGTTTTGACTGACATTACTCTAACATCTAGTGGCGGTTCAACCGGACCATTCCAGTACGTGTACATCTTTGATGACACAACAACTGCACCAATTGATGCCCTTATCGGCTTCTATGACTACGGTTCAGCCCTGACCCTTAACGATGGGGATAGCTTGACTGTAGACTTTAGTGCCGCTAACGGCGTTCTGCAAATCGTATAAGGTGATTAAAAATGGTAACTCTTGCAAATCGGGTTAAAGTTGAAACGACTACAACCAGCACTGGGACAATAACTCTTGGTGTTGCTGTCGAGGGTTACCAGACCTTTGCCTCTGGGGGCGTCCCTAATGGCGCTTCAGTTCGCTACGTCATAGAAGATGGAACGAACTGGGAGATCGGTACTGGGACATACACAGCAACTGGAACAACGCTTACACGCACTGTGATAGAAAGCTCCGCTTCTGGTGCTAAGATTAACTTGTCTGGCACTGCTACCGTCTTCATCGGTATCGGAGACGCTGACATTCAACAGCCACCTTCTGAAGGTCCTTTTGTTGATGGTGACAAGACTAAGTTAACTGGCATTACAGCACTTGCCACTCCAACCAACGCTGCTAATGTAGGCACAGCCCTAACTGGTTTTACTACGGGTGTAGACGCTATTGGAACTGATCTAATACCTGTGTTTGATGCAAGCGCTGGTACGTGGGAAAAACAAACTATCGCTAACGCTGCGTTGCAAGGCCAAAAGGGCCAAAAGGGCGACAAAGGTCAAAAGGGTGCAGTAGGTGCTGACTCAACCGTAGAAGGCGACAAAGGTCAAAAAGGTGAAGTAGGTGCTGACTCAATAGTCAAGGGCCAAAAGGGTGAAGTTGGTGCTGACTCAATAGTCAAAGGCCAAAAGGGTGAAGTAGGCGCTGACTCAATAGTCAAGGGCCAAAAGGGTGAAAAGGGCGAAAAAGGTCAAAAGGGTGCAGTGGGTGCTGACTCAATAGTCAAAGGTCAAAAGGGTGAAGTGGGCGCTGACTCAATAGTCAAAGGCCAAAAAGGTGAAGTGGGTGCTGCATCAACTCAAGCTGGTCAAAAGGGCGAACCGGGAGCGGGTGGTACCCCTGCCACAACTTATAACACTATAGGTTCTTATGTTTTTGCTGGACGACTTTCAGGTAGACTAGCCGCAGGCGTTACAGTATCTGGTGGCTCTCTTTACACATTTTGTATGCACGGCTCTTTCACTACTTCTCTAGCCGCTAATACAACACTAGCCGACCCTGACTTTGTCGCCGGGGCTAGTTTGTCGGGTACATGGAGACAGCAGTTTACTTCTGTCGTAGGAAATAACGGCACCAATGTTCGTGGCGGTTTATTTGTGAGGATATCATAATGCCAATTACAATTACAGAAGTTAATAAGCCAGAGTCACTCAACGCTGAGAACAGTCGTATAGATGTAAACATTAACCATCCGCAACACGGTTGGATACCTTACACTCTTGACATTGATGACACTGAAGCAGCTATTGACAACGCTGCATTGCTTACGCTTATCGGTGATGACTTTCGACCTTACCTTCCACCTGAACAGTGGGAGTTAGACGAAGCCGCTGAAGTCCAAGCTCGTTCCCATCGTCAGATGCTTTTAACGACATACGTTGACCCCATTGTTTCAAACCCGTTGCTTTGGGGTGAAATGGATGAATACGCTCAAGAAGTAATAGTCACCTACAGACAATCGTTGTTGGATATCACTACTCAAGAAAACTTCCCACACGATATCGAATGGCCTATGGAACCTATGTAACAACATGACAATAGTCTATCAACTCTCCCTTAATGGATCAGCTTACGATGCAAGGGGTAAGACATGGCCTCAGGTTACATCTGAGACTGGATGTAAGCCCTGTACAGAGTGGGTAGACCCCATTCATAACAGGTCATTGCTAATAGGTGAGTTTGGGTGCTCAGTGAGCCACTTACGGGCGTGGGAAGAGATAGCTTCAAGTAACCTTAATGGTATTATACTTGAGGAAGATGCTACTTTCCACTCCTTTAACCCCAACCACGTTGATCACTTACTGGAGAGTTACGATAGCGTTTGGCTAGGCTACCGTTGGAATGGCATGGGCTACTGGTATAATTGCCACGCCTACGCTATCACACCGGACACAGCCAGACTACTAGTAAAAGACTTTCGGCATCAGATCATCCCCGCAGATGAGTGGGTGCCAATGACACTAAAGAATAAGCGTAATTACTTCTACCCAGAAGAGGTCATTAAGCAAATCCCACGGTCAACCCGACCAAGCACCATTGAGGATACCGAAATGTTACCAGTACAACAAAACGATGTGCACGTATTAGCTGTAGGCACAGATGACGAACAGTGTTGGGCTTTAAACAAGTCAGCTGAAGCTAAAGGAATAAAAGTACTTAACTTAGGTCTTGAAAGTGAAGCCTTCGATATGACTGGTTTTGGTGGTATGCCTAAAATCGAGTTGGTAAAGGAACACTTAAAGGGATTGCCTAGTAATGATATTGTGTTGTTTATGGATGGTTATGATACCTTCTTTGCAGACAACCTAGAAACTATAAAAGAGCGCTTCATTGACTTTGATGTTGACATTCTGTTTAGTGCAGAAGAGTCATGCTGGCCCATAACCGACAATGAGTTCTTTAGGTCTCGTTGGAAGGATGGAGGAACACCATACAAGTATCTTAACAGTGGTGTTTACATGGGTCGGGTTGAGGCTTTGATAGCCTTCTTTGACCTAGAGGAAAGCATGAGTCACAATGGTGACGATCAGCTGTTCTGTCAAATGCGGTATCTGTCTTGCAAAGATAACCAATTCCCTTACAGGGTCGCATTAGACTACGAAGCATACATCTTTCAGAGCCATGACACAAGCGTACAAAAGGTTGGCAAACAACTGTCAAACAAAAGAACACACTGTTGCGGTTGTATCTATCACGGTAACGGTGGAGAAGATGCTAAGAGCTTCTTTAAGACGATGGCTGCTAAGTTTGGATACATCAAAGGCGTATCGTCTGCCCCAATTAATAAGCTGGACTACAAGGAAGTAGCAAGAGAAGTTCTTGTTGTACCTTTGCTCTCTGAGGAACAGTGTAAGGACTTGATCCATAAGTCTGAGCAACTTGGTAACTGGAGATCAATGGAAGGGGATAAGGTCCCCGCACAAGAGATTAGGATTAAAGAGTTAGGTCTTTGGGAAGAATACGAGGCGATGTGGGAGAACCACCTAGCTAAGGTCTGTGAGACGCATTGGTCACCAGTGCTGCACCAAGGACTACGTGATGCCTTTACTATGCGTTACTCTATGGACACACAGAAGTCTCTGGGTCTTCACACTGATGCCTCTCTTATCACTGGTAGCGTTAAACTAAACGACGACTACGAGGGTGCTACTCTTCACTTTCCACGACAGGAGTTCAACAACAGTGACGTTCCTGTAGGAAGCTGCATATTGTTTCCAGCACAAGTTACTCACGGTCACTATGTAGATGAGCTACGTTCTGGAGTTAAGTACTCACTCACTATGTGGACAAGCCGTTACTCTGGTGATCTCAACTGTTAAAAGAAAGGTCTTAACATATGCTTGGTTTTGCTCCACTAGCTTCCACGACACTAGCAGAGGCTGCTGGTAGTCTATCTCATACTTTAGGGGCTAGTGTAGGCCAGTTTATTGCAACAAACCAAGACGCATCATTTTCTATCAATAGAGACTCAGATACAGGTACATTTACCTACACTACAAGTGATGCAGTAAGAGAAGTTACCAAGCCTTCTAGCTTTGGATCGTTTTCCATTGTAGGGCAAGAGAGTACCATTACTACCAATACTAAAATTACTGCACTTCAAGGTTCATTCACTGTAGCTGGACAACAGATCATTACTAACGTCAGTAAGGTTGCTGACACTGGTCTGTTTACATCTACGGGTCAGACTGCTGGAATAGCTTACGACTTACCTACTACTACGGCGTCCTTTACGGTCTCCGGTCAAGGTAATAACTTCGGTACGTCTTTCACCTCTTTGGTTGGCTCCTTTATCTCTACAGGCATTGCGGCAAACCTTAACCGTAGTCTATCCAGTGGGACTGGAAGCTTTACCGTAACTACTCAAGACGCTGAGATATTCCCAACTACTGTAATCTACCCAGAAGTTGTTACGTTTACTCTAACCTCTAACTATGAAGCGGTCATACTTCGTGAGCATCATCTGTTCCCAACTGTTGGCAACTTTACCCTAACTGGTGAAGACGCTACCAAGGATATCGTATTTCCCGTAGCCTCTGACGACTTTGCTATAACTGGTCAAGACCTAGCCTTTAATGTTAACCTTCCTGTTGATGTTGCCTCTTATTCCATATCCCAGAGCGATGTAACCTTTAGTGTAAATGCTGTGTTTGACAGTGGGTCTTTTAATGTAAGTGCCACTAACATCCCCTTCAATATAAACCTTGTGGCTGATGGTACATCTTACACCATATCAACTTCAGAGGCAGAGATTACCAAGACAATTACTCTAGACGGTGGATCGTTTTCTATCGTGGGTGAAGAAGCTTCATTTAGGTTTAACAAAGCTGGCGAAGGCGTATCGTATGCCACTAGCTTTGCAGATGTTGACTTTGGAATTATCATACCTAATGAAGGTACTACCTTTGCTCTCACAGGCTTTGATGCAACCCTACGTATCGTTAAATTTATACGGGCTGATGTTGGTCTATTCGACATTAATGGTTCAGTAGGTGGCTTTAATTTCGCAGTTGAGATAGATCAAGGCACATTTGTAACGACATACTATGGTGCAGATGTTACATCTCCATCCCGCCGCAGACTTGTATCTCTTACAGGCGGCTCAACTAATCAAGTAGCTATAACTAACTCAACTAATAAAGCTCTTGTTTCAGGAACCTACAATAAGGCGGCATAATGGCTTTCCACATTAAACAAAATGATACTAGTCCATCCATCTCTGTAGAGTTAAAGGATGCTGACAACTCTGCAATCAATCTAACAGGTGCTTCAGTTAAGATTTTCGTTAAGTCTTTAGGTGGCACACTTAAAGTTAATAGCACTATGGTAATTGTTAATGCCTCTCTTGGTACCATTAGATACGATTGGCAAGCTGCTGATACAGATACCTTTGGTACATACGCGATTGAGTTTCAGGCTACCTACTCAGATGGTAGCATTGAGACCTTTCCTAATACAGGTAGCATTGCAATGACTGTCGTGAAGGAGTTAAACTAATGTCTGAAGTAGACTCAACAGTAGCCTATAGGGCGTACACTAAAGCAGCTGCACAAGCGCTCATAGCTCCATACAACACTGCAACAAACCGTTATGGCATTCCATACCTAGACGCTTTTGGTAGCACAGCCTTCGCCAGCAAATACTACAGTACTTACCTAGAAGCTTCCAGACGCTCAGATTACGTACTGAAGTTTACAGCTGACCCTCTCGTTTGTGCTGCACCTGTTATTACTGGAGTTGGTTCCGCTGATGAAACACTTACTGCAACAAATGGTGTTTGGAGGTGTTCTACTGCAATAACCTTTTCCTACCAATGGACTGCTAACGATGAGCAAATACCAGATGAGACCGCTCAGACAATATTAA